ACTAATGATATTACAATTAAATATGAATACAAAGGAGACGAAGTTGAATATAATCCAAGCTGGGCAAGTGGCTGTGGACGAACTTATTAAAGTAGCTAAAGAACCTATTGTAGATTCAGAAGATGATATATCTGCTGACAGATTAAAAAATGCTGCTGCTACAAAAAAACTAGCTATATTTGATGCATTTGAAATACTTAAACGTATACAAGAAGAAGAAGATATGTTAAACGAAAAACCTAAAAAAGAAAGTAAAGAAAAAACTTTTAAAGGTTTTGCAGAAGGAAGATCTAAATAATGTATCAACAAAGTTTAATAAAAATACTTGACAACTACGTTAAACCAAAAGTTTTATCTAGAAATAATAGATATAAAAAATGGCAGTATGGTTATAATGAAGAGCATGATTTTATAGTTATTAGTAAAACAGGTGAAATAGGTGAAGTATATGAAATACAAAATTTAAAAATAGCTTTACCAAAAATTAAAACAGTGCATAAGTTTAAAGAAAACAAGTGGACTAAATTTGATTATCCTGTTGAGCTTAATAAAATTAAAACAGTATTTAATTGGGAGCAATATCCTAGTGAGTTTAAAGAAAAATGGTATGACTATATCGATAATGAGTTTACTCGTAGAGAAGAAGGTTTTTGGTTTTATAACAAAAACAAGCCTACTTACATTACTGGTACTCATTACATGTACTTGCAGTGGTCCAAGATTGATGTTGGGGCACCAAACTTTCGAGAGTCAAACAGATTATTCTTCATTTTCTGGGAAGCTTGTAAAGCAGATACACGCTCCTTTGGGATGTGTTACCTTAAGAATAGGAGATCTGGATTCTCATTTATGGCTTCAGGAGAGGTGGTTAACTTGGCAACCATATCAAGTGACAGTAGGTATGGTATATTATCCAAGTCTGGGCCTGATGCAAAGTCCATGTTCACTGATAAGGTGGTACCCATATCGGTTAATTACCCCTTCTTTTTCAAGCCGATACAAGACGGTATGGACAGGCCAAAAACCGAGCTTGCCTATCGCGTACCAGCAAGTAAGCTCACAAGGCGTAAACTCATCACTAATGAAACCGCACCAGACTTACAAGGTCTTGACACCACGATTGACTGGAAAAACACAGGCGACAACTCGTACGACGGTGAGAAGCTTAAACTACTCGTCCACGACGAAAGCGGTAAGTGGGAAAGGCCGAACAACATCCTCAACAACTGGAGGGTTACAAAAACGACATTAAGGTTAGGTAGCAAAATAGTTGGTAAGTGTATGATGGGATCAACTTCAAACGCTTTAGATAAAGGAGGAGATAACTTTAAAAAACTATATTATGATTCAGATGTTACCAAGAGAAACCGCAATGGACAGACTCGCTCAGGATTATATAGTTTGTTCATACCTATGGAATGGAACTACGAAGGATACATTGATTCTTATGGATTACCTGTCTTCGAAGATCCAAGAGAAAAAGTTGTTGGACCATATGGTGATGAAATTAAAGATGGAGTTATAAGTTATTGGAACAACGAAGTTGAAGGTTTAAAATCTGATCAAGACGCTTTAAATGAATTTTATAGACAGTTTCCAAGAACAGAGCAACACGCTTTTAGAGATGAAACAAAACAAAGTTTATTTAACTTAACAAAAATATACGAGCAAATAGATTACAACGAAGAAATGAAAATGTCTGGAGTTGTAACGCAAGGTAGCTTTCAGTGGCGTAGTGGTGTTAGAGATACTACAGTGGAATTTATGCCAAACAATAATGGTAGGTTTAAAATTAGCTGGATACCTGAAGTAAGTTTGCAAAATAGAATAATAACTAAAAACGGTGTTAAATATCCTGGTAACGAGCATATAGGTGCTTTTGGTTGTGACAGTTACGATATATCAGGAACTGTTGATAGATTAGGTTCTAACGGTGCATTACATGGTATAACTAAATTTAGCATGGAAAACGTACCACCTAATAGAGTTTTTTTAGAATATGTAGCTAGACCACAAACAGCTGAGATGTTTTTTGAAGATGTTTTAATGGCTTTAGTTTTTTACGGTATGCCTATATTATGTGAAAATAATAAACCTAGATTATTATACTATTTAAAACGAAGAGGTTACAGAGGATATTCTATGAATAGACCTGATAAGATTTGGAATAAATTATCAGTTACAGAAAAAGAAATAGGTGGTATACCTAATTCTAGTGAAGATATTAAGCAAGCACATGCTGCTGCTATAGAAAGTTATATTGAAAATTACGTAGGACAGCTAGACAATAGCTACGGAGATATGTTTTTTAATAGAACTTTAGAAGACTGGGCTAAATTTGATATAAACAATAGAACTAAGTTTGACGCATCAATAAGCTCAGGCTTAGCGCTTATGGCCTGTAATAAAAACCTTTATAAACCAGTTCAAGAAAGAAAAATAAAATCAATTAACCTTGGTATTAAAAAGTATAATAACAAGGGTGTTAGATCACAAATAATATAAACATGATTAAAAAAGGTATTAAAGCTTCTTTTCCTAGCCAAGCTGTTAGTGACGAAGAAAAAATGAGTGCTGAGTACGGCGCCAGGGTTGGTGCTGCTATTGAGCATGAGTGGTTTAACAATAATCAAAACTACAATAGATATACTACTTTTAGAGAATCTTTTCACTCACTAAGATTATATGCTAGAGGAGAACAGTCTATTAAAAAATATAAAGATGAATTATCTATTAATGGTGATTTATCATATTTAAATCTTGACTGGAAGCCAGTACCTATTATACCTAAGTTCGTTGATATAGTTGTAAACGGTATGGCAGATAGATCATATGATGTAAAAGCATACTCACAAGATCCAGCATCTATCAAAGAAAGAACTGATTATGTAGAGGCTATTGTATCTGACATGCGATCAAAAGCTTTTAATGATCAAATAGCTAATCAGTTTGGTATTGATATTTATAAAACAAATAAAGAAGAACTACCGCAAACAGATGAAGAGCTACAACTGCACATGCAGTTAGATTATAAGCAAAGTATTGAAATAGCTGAAGAAGAAGCTATTAACAGCGTGTTTGATAAAAACAAATACGAGTATTTATCAAAAAGATTTAATCATGATTTAGTTACCATAGGTATTGGTGCTGTAAAAAATTCTTTTAATAAATCAGAAGGTATTAAAATAGAATATGTAGATCCAGCTGATTTAGTTTATTCATATACAGATTCACCTTATTTTGAAGATATATACTATGTAGGTGAAGTAAAAGAAATATATGTTAACGAGCTTAAAAAAGAGTTTCCTAATATACCTGATGAAGAAATAGAAAAATATAAAAACTACTCTAGCACTTATACAAGAAGTAGTGTGGCTAATAGAAAAAGTGATGACAATAACTCTGTAAGTGTATTATACTTTGAATATAAAACTTACATGAGTGAAGTTTATAAAGTTAAAAATACACCAACCGGTGGTAAAAGAGCTATTAGAAAAGATAGTGGTTTTAACCCTCCAGAAAACGAAGAGTTTGAAAAAGTTGAAAGAGTTCTTGAAGTAGTATATGAAGGAGTTAAAATATTAGGTAGCGGTAGTGATAAAATATTAAAGTGGCAGTTAAAGAAAAATATGGTGAGACCTAAAGCAGATACTACTAAAGCAGTAATGAGCTATAGTATATGTGCACCTAGATTATATGAAGGCCGTATTGAAAGTTTAGTTAGTCGTATTACAGGTTTTGCTGATATGATACAATTAACTCATTTAAAGCTACAACAAGTAATGTCTAAAATGGTACCAGATGGTGTTTATTTAGATGCAGACTCTTTAGCTGAAATAGATTTAGGTAACGGTACAAACTACAATCCACAAGAAGCACTTAATATGTACTTCCAAACAGGTTCTGTTATTGGTAGATCAATGACACAAGATGGCGACTTAAACAGAAATCCAAGACCTGTTACTGAAATAAACTCTAGTGGTAAAAACGGTAAAATAGCTTCATTAATAAATACATACAATTATTATTTACAAATGATACGTGATGTCACCGGATTGAATGAAGCAAGAGATGGTAGTATGCCTGATAAAAACGCTTTAGTAGGTATACAAAAAATAGCAGCTGCTAATAGTAATACCGCTACTAGACATATATTACAAAGTAGTTTGTACTTAACACTATCAACTGCAGAGTGTATATCTATGCGGGTATCAGATGTTATTGAGTATTCACCTACTAGAGAGTCATTTATAAAATCATTAGGTAAGTTTAATGTAGCTACGCTAGCTGAAATGTCAAGTTTACACTTACATGACTTTGGTATATTTTTAGAGTTAGCGCCTGATGAAGAAGAAAAACAAAGGCTTGAGAATAATATACAAATGGCACTTCAACAAAATAGTATAAATTTAGAAGACGCAATTGATATTAGAGAAGTTAGAAATATTAAATTAGCTAATCAACTTTTAAAAATTAGAAGAAAAGCTAAGCAATTACAAGATCAACAAATAGCGCAACAAAATATACAAGCACAAGCACAAGCTAACGCTGCTGCAGCTGAAAGAGCTTCTGCTGCTGAAATGCAAAAACAACAAGCGTTAAATGAAAGTAAAGCACAGATAGAGCAGGTTAAAGCCGGTCTTGAAATGCAAAAACTAGAAAGAGAAGCTCAGCTTAAAAAAGAGTTAATGCAAATAGAATTTGAAATGAATATGCAGTAGAGACAAGCTGAATCTAATGTATTAAAAGATAGAGAAAAAATAAAAGAAGATCGTAAAGATGAAAGAACTAAGATACAAGCAACTCAACAAAGCGAGTTAATTGATCAAAGAAAAAAAGAAACAGGACCTAAAAGTTTTGAATCAGCAGGATTTGATAACTTAGACGGTTTTGGCCTAGAACAATTTGAGCCTAGGTAATTTACTAATTATATAATATTATATCATGGAAAACACTGAAAAACAAGAAGAAGTTCTTCAAGAAGTTAAAACAGAACAAGTAGCTGTTGAGCAAAACGTTGAAGAAAAAAAACAAGAGGCGCCTAAAGTTCAGCATAGAGTTGTTGAAGAAAGCGAAAATTTTAAGATTAAATTAAAAAACAAAAATGAGCCCGTTCAAGAGCAAGGCACAGATGAAGTTCCTGTACGCGACGAATCCGACGCTGGCAAAGAAGTTTCTGAAGAAAACAAAGAAAAGCAAGTTGAAGAGCCTGCCGAACAAAGTCAAGCGCAAGAAGAAGAAGTAGTTTTACAAGAAGTTACTGAAGAAGAAATAAAACAACAAGAAGAAGTTGTAGAAGAAAAAATTGAAGAACCTGTAGTAGAAAAACAACCTGAACCGCAAGAGGTAGTTCCAGAAAATTTACAAGATTTAGTAAAGTTTATGGAAGATACAGGTGGTAGTCTAGAAGATTATGCTAGATTAAATGCGGATTATTCTAATATTGATGATAATGCATTATTGTTAGAGTATTATAAAACGACAAAACCTCATTTAAATATGGAAGAAATTAACTTTTTAATTGAAGATAATTTTACATATGATGAGGAAATTGAAGAGCCAAGAGATATTAAAAAGAAAAAGTTGGCCTTCAAAGAAGAAATTGTAAAGGCTAGAAAGCATCTTACTGGTTTAAAGGATCAGTATTACAAAGAAGTCAAGTTGGGTTCTAAGTTGACCATCGAGCAGAAAGAGGCAGTAGAGTTTTACAATAAATACAAACAAGAACAAACCACTAATAGTGAGATCCAAAAAAAACAGGTAGAACGTTTTGAAAAATCTACTGACTCTGTATTCAATAATAATTTCAAAGGTTTTGACTTTAACGTTGGAGAAAAAACTTATAGATACAATATTAAAGACGTTCAAAATGTAAAAGAGTATCAAAGTGACATATCTAACTTTGTAAGAGAGTTTCTTGACAAAGAAAATATGATGAAAGATGCGAAGGGGTATCACAAAGCTTTATATGCTGGTAAAAACATAGATAGAATTGTTAAACATTTCTATGAGCAAGGTAAAGCAGATGCTATTAAAGAGACGAGTATGAATGCTAAAAACATTGATATGTCTCCAAGAGCTGCTGCAGCACCTGTTGTTAATGCTGGTGGTATGAAGTTTAAAGTATTAAGTGGTGATAGTAGTTCTGGTTTGAAATTTAAAATTAGAAATAAATAAACAACTTAAAAATAAATAAAAATGGGATTTAATACGTCTTTGGGGCTAGCGGGTTCATACTCTCTATCTCCTATGCCTTCTCCTACTGTAAGTGATCAAAATTATATTGATTTTACATCATCATCTACAGCTGGTTGGGCACAACAATATCTACCAGAGTTGTACGATCAAGAAATCGAAAGATACGGAAATCGTTCAATTGGTGGGTTTTTACAGATGGTTGGCGCTGAGATGCCAATGAGTTCTGATCAAGTAATTTGGTCTGAGCAAAACAGATTACATATTGCTTATAGAAATGATGACGTTACTGCTAACTCAACTGTGGTTGTTACTACTGCAGCTTCTGGTCTTTGTACACTAGGAAGTGCTTTAAACAACGCTATGAGAGTAGGTAACACAGCATTAATTACTGATGCTGCAACTGGACTTAAAACTCTTAAGTGCTACGTTTCTGCTGTAAGTAGTCAAACTTTTACACTTAAGCCTTATACTCAAGATGAACTTAGCTCTGGTGAAGTTACTTTTGATGATTCTGATAAAATAAACATATTTGTTTACGGTTCTGAATTTGCTAAAGGTTCTGCTGCTATGTCAGGTGAACTTAAGCCTCAGTTTCAACAGTATAACAACAGACCTTTAATTATTAAAGATCACTTTAAAATTGATGGTTCTGACACTGCTCAAATTGGTTGGGTGGAAACTACTGACGAAGCTGGTAGCGTAGGTTATTCTTGGTACTTAAAAGCTGCTGGTGAAACCAGACTAAGGTTTGAAGACTACCTAGAATCAATGATGATTGAAGCTGAGCTTACTGAAGCTTCTTCTGGTGTTGCTGATCACGTTAGTAACGTTAACGGTTCTGAAGGTTTATTCGCTGCTGTGCAGTCAAGAGGTAATATTTTTGAAGATCTAGCTTCTTTAGCTGACTTTGATGTTATACTTAAAAATCTTGACAAGCAAGGTGCTATTGAAGAAAACATGTTATTTGTTAATAGATCTTTAGCATTACAATTAGATGATATGCTGGCAGGAATAAATGCTGGTTATCAACAAGGTGCTTCTTTCGGGGTATTTGAAAATTCATCTGATATGGCACTTAATTTAGGTTTTTCTGGATTTAGAAGAGGTTCTTATGACTTCTATAAGTCTGACTGGAAATACTTAAACGATGCTGCTGGTAGAGGTGGTTTTGGAGATATCTCTGGAATTTTAGTTCCTGCTGGTACTTCTAGTGTTTATGACCAATCACTTGGTAAAAACATTAAAAGACCTTTCTTACACGTAAGATATAGAGCTTCACAAACTGATGACAGAAGAATGAAATCTTGGGTTACTGGTTCTGTTGGTTCTGCTTCTTATGTTGGAGATGACGTAATGGAAGTACACTACTTATCTGAGAGATGTTTAATAGTACAAGGTGCTAATAACTTTGTGTTATTGAAAGAATCATAGTATATAACTGAATTATTAACTTTTAAATAAAAAAAAATGGATAAATTTTTATTTTTTACAGATGGAGACACTATTGATGCGTCTGGCGATATGGCTTGTTACCCTCTAAGTTCTTTTTTAGGATTTAGTGTAAGCGCGAGTGATGCTGTATCTGTAGGCATGAGATTTAAGTCTGCCGTTACTGGTTCAGCTGCTGCTACAGAAGTTGACGTGGTAGATTTAGTTATTACTTCTGCAAAACATAAGAAAGTTATTGAATCAATTTCTAGAGCTATTAATGCTCCAAGTTTTGCTGACAATAGCGGTCTTATTGTTATTTGTGATGCTTTGAACTCAGTATTTGCTGATTCAGACATTACAGGTTGTTCAATAACTCACGACTCATAAGTCTATAAACAATTAAACCAAAGGCGTCTTAACGGCGCCTTTAGGTTTATTTTAACTATTTAATTATATTATATCATGGCAAAAAAACAAAAAGAAGTATTGGTTAAAGAACCAGTACAAGTACAGGTTAAACAACCTAAAACCCCACAATGGGAGATAAAAGATAGAATGTATTTACTAAAAGGTAGAGGTAATCCTTTAACCTATGTATTACAGTCTAAATCAACAAGAAAAAAACCTTTATTATGGTTTGATGAAGAAAAAGGTATTAATAGAGAAATGAGATATGCTAGTAACCAAGAGTCTGTCTTTGTTGATGAACAAGATGACAACGCAATACTAGAACATATTGTATTTGAAAACGGAGGT